AAATTACAAAATTTATAAAATAATTTTTATATATAAATACACCAGGGCAGGAACTGCCCGTAGAGCCTATTGATACTGAGAACATTAGTTCTCTTGAGTAGGAAGATCCTACCTTTTAAGGTAGGGTTAGTTCACTAAAAATACAAATTAAAAGGGGAGTAAATGTTTGAGAAGAATGAGAATCTAAGAGGTGAAAATGAAGTTATAGAGATGACCGAGGAAGAGATTATAGAATATCAAAAATGTAAAAATGATATATTTGAGTTTGCAAAGCATTTTTCTATAAAATCTGAAAAAGGTAATGAAAAGATTAAATTTAGAGATTATCAAAAAAAATTAGTAAAAACGCTAATATTAAATATTCCAGAAAAAAGAAATAGAATATTTATGATGGGAAGACAAACAGGAAAAACTACTATTGCAACTGTTTATCTCCTATGGTATGCTCTATTCAATTCAACAAAATCTATAGCTGTCTTGGCTAATAAAGAAGCTCAAGCTATTGAAATTTTATCCCGTATTAAATTTGCTTATGCAAACTTACCATTGTTTTTACAACAAGGTCTTATATCATTTTCATCTATGAATATTTCAATGGAAAATGAAACAACTATCTTTGCTGCTTCTTCTTCTTCATCTGCTATTCGTGGTAAAACTGTTGATTTGATGTTAATAGATGAGTTTGCTCACTTGGATGATAATATAGCTGAAGACTTTGTATCTTCAGTGTTTCCAACCCTATCGTCTAGGAAAAAAGGTATGATATTGTTAATATCTACTCCCAAGGGTATGAATCATTTTTATGATATATGGCAAAAAGCTAAAGCAAATGAGAATGAATTTATACCAGCAAAAATACAATGGTATGAAGTCCAAGGTAGAGATGAAGAATGGCTAAATGAACAAATAAAATCATATGGTAGTATATATGTAGAACAAGAATATAAATGTTTAGGTGGAGATGAAAAAATCACCATTAAACATAATGGTGATATAAATACAATTAAATTAAAAGAGTTGTATGATTCTTTATGAAAAATTTTTTAGTAATCCAACTTCTTTTTCTAATTTAGAAATTGTATCTGAAATTAAACTATCTAATGATATTTTTGTTGAATATTCGTTTTTTATATTCAATAGTTCTGCAATATAATTAGATAGTTTTGTTAATGCTTTTTGAAGTTCAAAAGGTTCATTATTTATAGTATAATTTTTAGTAGTTATATTAAACTTCTGTTCCATGGATAAAGTGATTTCAACTAATTCATCTGAAAATTCTCTTAGTATATTATATATATTTTCAAGTCTTTCATGGTGAAATCCACTATTACAACTCCAATGCCAAATTTGTACTTTTGCTGAAAATACTAAAGTATCTACAGCAAAATTATACAAATTGTTTTGTTCTTTATTTTCATTATTCGACAAATAAGTTAAAAAATCAACATTATAGTTTTGTTTTTCCACAAATTACTCCCCAGTTCTAATAACTTCAAAAGTAGAATATTTAAAATTAACTTGTCTTGTAATTTTATTTTCGTTCTCTTGACCTAACTCAGTACTATTAATATTTAATGGAAATGCATAATAGTATTTAAATTCAACTGGAAGTTTTTTCTTTAATGCAGAATCGTATAAAACAACTTTAATAGTTGTAGTATAATCTTTTAAGTAATTAGAAGAAGCTCCACCAGTAATTTGAACGGCATCTATATCATCTTGAAACCCTTGGCTAAATAGTAAATTAGACCATCTATGTAAAGCTGTTGAGATATATAAATCTTGAAACTCATCAAAAGTAACAGATAGCTCCCCATCAATTGTAGCCCTACCAGGATACACTAATTTAGAACCCATAAAATGAGTAGATAATTCACCGAAAGTTTTTGCAGGTATAGAAGCTGTTTTAGCTCTAAACATAAAGTCATCTGTTCCAATGATTTTACTTAGAGATGATCCACTTTCATATTCAAAAATAACATGAAATAAATAATCTTTGGCTAAATCTGGTAAGTTTTTAATAGGTGTTGTAAACACATTCATATTGTTTTTTAAAGACATTTTAATTCCCCCTGTTTTTGTACACTATTGATCGTGACCTTTGTTGTTGTCTAAAGATTTTTTTGATGAACCTAAATTTACATCTAAACCCACTTCAAGTGGTTTTAATAATGTATGTGTATGCCCATCACTTGCTGGTAAAACTTTCCAATCAATTATTGGATGAACATGCCCATCTACAAGAGCTTCACTATTTTCTTCTCCACCAACTGCTATAGCCACATCAGTCCACCCAAATCCAGTACGAGAAGACCAAATTAAATATTCGTGATCATGTTTACCTAAAGTTTTAGAACCTTTATATACATCAGTTCTCCCCATTTCAGATGAGTTTTCATTAATCTGATTTATTTTTTTAAATTCTTTATCTATATAATCCTTAAAATTCATATAATCTCCATTTTAGTTATAAAGTATTTATAATTAATTAAAAACCCATTTCATCTTCGTCTTCTTCACCACCCTCATCTTGTGCTGCTTGACTTTCTCTTAACAACTTTTCAGATTCATTTTTTATCATTTTATCGTTCTTAATTCTCTCTTCTTGAGTGAACCCTAAAATATGTTCAAGAAAGAATTGTCTTGAAAACAATGGTTTTTGTTCTTCTGAATCAGGTTTGCTATTAGATAATGTTGGTAAAAACTGAGAAAAAGCTCCTACGGATGTTCCTCTTTTTTCTGCCATTGATAATTCTCTCATTTTTTCAAAATCTGTAGCAGGTACTAAATCAATATTGTAAATAGCACTATCTAAATATTTTTTATTATATCCTTTTACTTGCAATTGAACTAAAAATACTTGTTTAATTATCTTAGAAAATCTTTTTCTAAGTCTTCTATTTAGTTTTTGAAAACTAGCTTCTTGCATCTCCAATCCATCAATACCTTGATTATATTGTAAGTTTCCTTCGGACTCTTTCCATCGTGCATTTGGTATTTGTAATGCATCAGCAACTTGTTCACGAAATGGTGATAAATAATTATAAAATTCACTAAATTCAGTAGAACCCTTAAAACTCTCTACTGTAGAACCATTGCCATCACTGTTTTTGCTAAACCAAAAATCTTCAGTAAATGATTGTGTATTATTGTTACTTGTAATAACACCTGTAGTTGGATCAACATTCAATTGTTTTCTATATGAAGCTTTTATTTTTTGCATATACTCTTCAATCTTAGAAGCAGGCATTCTACCCGTGTTTATATTGAATATACGCTTCTCTGGTGCTCTTGTTATTACATGGACGGTTAAAGCATCCTCTATAGCCCTTAATTGATTTAACGGGCGTATAGCAGGCTCTAAATGACCTCTTACATCATTTCTATTATTCCCCCAGAAACCATAATTCATATATGCAATTTGATTTTTTGTAAAATGTTTGATTTCACCTTTACCATCTGGAGTTAAAAGCTTTGTGTCTTGTACAAAACCAGTTAATAAACCATCGTCATACACACCTAAAGTACAATATGGTGGTAAAATCTTTAGACCAGCAATCTCAGACTGATCTTCATTTAAACATATTTCAAAAAAGATTTCACCATCAACTAACCATTTATAATAGTAATACCACATTTGGTCTTTTTCAAAAATTGTGTTTATTATATAATCAAACTCTTCTTTTAAACTCATCAATTCTGATTCTTTAAAATATTGTTTATAAGCAAGGTCTACTTCTAATGTTGCAATCTCACCCTTAGCAGTCTCACAAACAGCCTCATCAGCCATAATAGACAAACATTTTTTACAAAATGGATATAAAGCCATGCTTCTGTAAAAATTAATCCTTTGTCTTTTACTAGAAAAAATAGCTTCAAAAACTATTTGGTTATTATCATATGATGACCCATCTGCATAATTGTTTGTTCCATATCCCCTAACCAATGCATTCCAATTTATTGCATCTTCTCCACTAGAATATGAATTTGTATGTGCTGATAATTTTCTTACATCACTCTTATCAGGGTCTACCATTAAAAACTTATCTGAAAACGGATTCAAAAAACTTAAATTCACTATTACACTCCTTTAAAGTCCAAGTTGTTGAAAAAAGAACTTTGGTAAATAAACATTCATTTGATGTTTTAATTCTGGTGATGAGTTATTTATATAATCATTTTTTATTATCTTCTGGTGAAAAACATTATTAATCAAATCTTTAACAATTTCATCTCTATGTTCTTCATCCACAAAAACTGTTAAATCTTCATAATTAGTATTCCTATCTTTTCTAACACTTTTCATATAACCATTTTTATATAAATCAACAAATTGCCACAACCAATCACCAACATTTATATCATCTCTCCCCTCAGAACACCAATCCCATAAAAATTCAAAATCACCTTTTTCGTAATATTGATGTGGACTTTCTAATAACAATGATTTTTCTAAATATCTACCAAAACTTTCTTTGAAATTAGAAGTTAAAAAATTTTGTGTTTTTGTAGACTCTTTTTTTAGATTATAAGGGTCTCTGTTAATAACCTTAGCAGGTGCTTTTTTATTGTATTTAGCTAATCCAACATTTTTTCTGGATGAAAATGATTTCTTTCTTTTTTTTGTAATTACAGACTGTTTAGCTCCTCTTTTTAGTCTAGCTGTCCTTTGTCCAAGCTTTCTATTTAACCTTTCCTGAGGCTCTATTCTCACTTCTTTTGCATTACCATACTTATCATATTGAACTTTAAACATTTCTGGTCTATCAGAAACCCATTTTTTTATCCTCTCGTTGTCTCTCACAACATATTTTACTTTTAATACTTCATTTAATTCTTCATTGTTTTTCATATAGTATTTATAATAAAAAATTTTTTACTATATTTTTATACAATATTCGAGAAACATAAAATTTCCCAATATAAATAAACTACCAAAGATCAAAAAAAAGAGAATGTGAAGTGAATTAAAGTTAATTCAATCGTAAAAAAAAGAGGTAAAAATGAAGATAAGAAAAAGAAATGGTCAAGAAGTTAAATTTACAAAAACAAATATTATAAAAGCCATTAAACAGGCAAATGATGTTGTGAATATACAAGAAAGATTGACCGATTTAGAGATAAAAGAAATAGCAAATGAAATTGAAGAAAAATGCAAAAACTCAATAATAACTATGAATGTAGAAGATATACAAAACTTAGTAGAACATGCAATTTTTGAAAAAGGTAAATTTGAACTAGCTAAAGAATACATATCGTATAGATACATTAGAAACTTAGAAAGAAGAAAAAACACAACAGATGATAGAATTATTTCATTATTAAATAATAACAATGAAGAAATTCATCAAGAAAATGCAAACAAAAACCCAAATATAGTATCTACAATGAGAGATTATATGGCAGGTGAAGTTAGTAAGGATATATCAAGAAGATATTTAATACCAAAAGATATAATAAAAGCTCATGATGAAGGTGTTATACATTTCCACGATATGGATTATTTTTCAATGCCAATTCATAATTGTTTTGGTGCAAATGAAGAACTTATTACTGATACAGGCATTAGAAAGTTCTGTTCATTTAGCAAAAACGGTGAAAGTACTTATGTAAAAGATAAGGATGGTAAGTTTAGACTTGCTACAGTTAAATGTTATGGAATGCAATCATGTAATAAAGTTACATTGACAACTAGAACAAGCTTTAAAAAAGAAGTAATAGTAACACCAAATCACCGTTGGATTTTGCAAGATGGTACAGTTACAACAAATCTTAAAGTAGGTGATGTATTATCATTAACACCTGATAGCACAGCTTACAATATTACTACACGCGATGAAGCAAGAGCTTGGTGTATTGGTTTTATTGTTGGTGATGGTTGTGATCATTACGCACATACACAAGCACGTCTATGTGGTTACAAAAATCAGTATGTTAAATACTTCGAAATGGCTGGTTTTTTGGGCACAACAAATGAAACAGGTGATTGTGTACCATATACTAAATTCTTTAGTAAACAAGATTTTCTAAATGGTAAAGCTTGGCGTTATATGTCAGTAGAACAAAAAGCGTTAGTGTTTAATGGTTATTATGCAGCAGATGGTAATCAAGACAGAAACTCAATTTGTACTACTGATGATAGAATTGCTGAAATGATTGAAGAATTATCTGGCATAGCAGGATATTACATAATGCATCGAACAGAAAATGTAAATTCTACTAATTATAAAGATAATGTTAGATACATCAATTTTAAATTCTTGACAAAAACTATAGACAAATATGGTTGGAAAGTAGCAAATATCGAATCATATCAAAATGGTAAAGAAAAGCAAGTTTGGTGTGTAGAAGAACCTATTACACATTCATTTACACTTGCTAATGGTGTTGTTACTGGTAACTGTTGCTTAATCGATCTTGACGATATGCTACAAAATGGTACAGTAATATCAGGTACTTCTATAGATAAACCAAAGTTATTCTCTACAGCCTGTAATATAGCCTCACAAATCGTTGCTCAAGTAGCTTCATCCCAGTATGGTGGTCAGACCATAACAGCTTCCCACCTTAGTAAATTTGTTAAAGATTCAAGAAAATATTTTTATAACAACTTTAAAGAATCATTACCAGATTTATCACCAGAACAATTAGAACTTTTAGTGGAAAATGAAACAAAAAGAGATATTAAAAATGGAATACAAACTTTACAATATCAACTGATTACACTACAAACAACTAATGGACAAACTCCATTTGTTACATTAAATTTATACCTAAATGAAGCTGAAAATGAGACCGAAAAAGAAGACCTAGCCATTGTTATAGAAGAGGTGTTAAAACAGCGTATAAAGGGTGTTAAAAACGAAGTAGGGGCATTCTATGCAAACCCATTTCCTAAATTAATTTATGTTTTAGAAGAAGATAATATTTCAGAAGATAGTAAATACTACTACCTAACAAAACTTGCTGCAGTATGTACTACAAAAAGAATGGTGCCTGATTATGTTTCTGAAAAAACAATGTTAAATTTGAAAATTGATAAAAATGGAAATGGAAATTGTTATCCGCCGATGGGGTGTAGAAGTTTTCTTACACCATTTGTTGAACCTGAGACTAAAAAACCAAAATACTACGGTAGATTTAATGCAGGTGTAGTCACGATAAATCTTCCAGATGTTGCTTTATCATCTAAAGGAAATATAGAATTGTTTTGGAGTATACTAGAAGATAGATTAGAATTGTGTCATAGAGCTTTGAAAGTTAGACATGAACATTTAAGAAATATTAAGTCTGATGTTGCTCCAATATTATGGCAACATGGTGCTTTAGCTAGATTAGATGCAGGAGAAACAATAGATAATTTATTGTATAATGGATATTCTACTATTTCTTTAGGATATGCAGGTTTATATGAATGTGTATATTACTTAACTGGTAAATCACATACTGATAGTGAAGTAACAGATTTTTCATTGTCTATATTAGAAAAGTTAAATGAAAAAACAGCAATATGGAAAAAACAAGAGAATATAGATTATTCAGTATATGGAACTCCAATTGAAAATACTACAGAAAAGTTTTCAAGATGCTTAAAATCTAGATTTGGTAATGTTAAAGGTGTTACAGATAAAAATTATATTACAAATTCTTATCATATACCAGTTTTTGAAAAAATAGATGCATTTTCTAAGTTACAATTTGAAAGTAAATTCCAAGATTTGAGTCCAGGTGGTGCTATATCTTATATAGAAACATCTAATTTAGAAAATAATTTAGAAGCAGTTTTATCTGTATTAAAGTATATTTACAACAATATTATGTATGCAGAAATTAATTGTAAATTAGATTGGTGCCATGAATGTGGTGCAACTGGTACAATTGATATGTATGAGGATAATTCAAAAAAATTAAAATGGAAGTGTAATAATTGTGGGAATGAAGATAATTCAAAAATGAATGTTATTAGAAGGTTATGTGGTTATCTTTCAAATTCTAATACTTGTTGTCAAGGTAGAATGCAAGATATAAACGAACGAGTTGAACATTTGAATTAAAATATAAAAGGTGGAGAAATCCACCTTTTTTAATATTATTTATTTATTTCACAAGTATCATTAACATGACTTTTTACAGTTGCAGTACTACCAATCTTTACATAATCATAACTAAACACAGCTTTTCTTTGAAAAATATCTTCTGAATCATAACCAAATTCATCACCTTCAATCTTTATTAAAAAACAATTTACAAAAGTTATTGTTGTTGAAACAGTATCCTGTTCAATCTCTTTGTTTACAGCTAAATACCTATTAGGTTTTAAAATCTTTAATATAATTTTGTGATTTATTGTTTTCAAAAATTGTTTATTGTATGAATATCCTTCTACACCTTCATAATAAGAATCACAACTAGCATCAGCATGAAAACTTTCTTCTAGTATCTTTGTAACATCCATATTTTCATTTTCATTAAATTTTATATTTAGTTCCCCAGAATTTTTTACTCTACCAGGAAATTTAGCCTCTATACCTATATAATTTGTTTTTATAGTTTCTATTTCTCTTGTTGGGAAATCTATCTCTGTTATAGCCTTGTTTAGTATTTCTGAAAAATTTTCAGTGCCTATTTTAAAACCTACACCATCATTATTATTGAAATAACTAGAAAAATCAACTTCAAATAACCACTTTGGTTGTGGTCTAGATTCATAAAAATTATTATCCCAGATAGATGATATGTTTTTTTTCAATGTTATTCCCTCTTATATTGTATAGTATTTATAATTAATGATTTTTATACCCAATGACCTCATTTAATTTTCTTTTTTCATAAGATTCAAATGTAAAATATAATTTATATTTAGAGGGATTATCATCATCATAATTTAATTCATATACATCATATTTACTTAACTTCAAATTATGGAATACATACTCATATACAAATTTGTGTAATTTGTTATTTGGTATTTTAATTTTTATAGAATGTATGTATTTATTAATATCATATGTTCCACTATTTGTAGAATAACCATCAGAAGATATATGCTGTTCTAAATTATAAGAAAAAAAACTTTCTAAAAGTTTTCTTATTTTAAACCTATGAGTTTCATAAAAATCAAAAGAAACTTCTTTTAATGAATCATATTGAGGAGTTAAAAATAATTGAGATGTGTTACCATATTGAATAACTTCTTCTGTATAAGCTAGTTTAGGTAAATCAACACCAATACATTCTACATACTCAATATAAGGTTCTTTTTCTGTTTTTTGTATATAAAAAACATAAGAATCACTTATCTTTACACTTTTCTTTTCAAAATAATTTTTTATTAGATTCATTAGTTGTCCTTAAAAAAAGTTTACTTTATTACTTTATCAAGTGTTTTGTTCAAATTACTATATACATATTCTGCACCATCAGCACCTTTTAAGAAAAATCCCTTAGTATTTTGCAACTTAATCTGGATATGTTGTGAAACTTACATATTTACCAGTTTTTGCATCTAAGTATGTATTAGTTAATGCTCCTTGTGTTTCTGTGTTAAATGTTACATCCCCCCATCCAAAACCTTCAGTACCATATCTTTCATTTAATATTCTAGTTTTAACACCTTTTTCTTTATATATAAAATCCATTAAATGTTTTTGTGCTACTTGCACTTTTATACCATTTGTTTCAGATACTTTAATTGGATATATTACATCATGAGAATCATCATAATATTGTACATCAATTTTCTCCCCAATGTTGTGTTTAGAATTCACACTATGATCACCCATAACAGCACCAAATAAATCTGAACTACCAGCTAATCCAATACTTCTACCATCTTTTTTTGCATTTTCATTATATTCAAGTAACAAATCTAAATTTTTGTTTATATTACTCAATAACATATCCGCATCTATACCTTCATGGTATTGTTTTTCAAATCTAGCGACCCAATTTTCAAAAGAATCTCTTGCTCTTCTTTTATTTAATTTTTGTGCTTTATTGTATGCAGATTATAAAGAAGAAAGATGTTTTGCATTCTCTGGTTTACTTAAATCAAAATCATTTAATTTATTATAAAATTTATATTCCTTTGAATATTCAGATTCTTTAGTCTTAAATTGTACTTTTGATATTTTATCTTTTGAAGAAAACTTAAATTCTTTTTGTTCAAGTATATCAGTCAATTCCTGATTAAATTCATTTTCTTCTTTATGTAGTCTTTCATCAACATACCCAACAACAACTTCTTGTTGCGACCACTTTTCTATTACTTTATCTACAGTAAAATCAGCTTTTAATGAAATTGGTGTTGAACCACCATTATGTTCAAATAAACATTCTTCATAATTAATCAATCTACAAACATATCCTTTTATAACTGGATGTTTCATTTTGATATCAAATTCTGATATTTTAATAGTGAATCTAAAAGAAACATTATGAAATGATTCTAATAATCTATCGAAAAACTGTGTTATAAACATATCATCAGTTTCTTCAAATGTAATAGACATCTTTCTTGAAGCAGGATTATAAATAGGTACTGAATAAGCACCATCCCCCAGAAACACCATTGAATTATCAATAGAAACATCAATTTTAGGTAATGATATACTTTTCACTGTATAAGAATAAATCTCATCTAAATGTGATTTTTGATTAGTAAAAAACTCAGCTTTAAATCTAAAAGCAGAATGTGGTATTGTTTTCCAAAAATTTGTTACTTTAAAATGATTCATACTTTAACTTGTAAATTTCCTATTTGTAAAGGTGCTCCAGTAACAAAACAGTTTGGTACATTATTACATAACATTTTAACTGGATTGTTTCCTAAGTTTATCTCTCCCGTTGTGCTTTCTATATTTACATTTCCAAAAGATTTTATTTTTGTGTCTTTTTTACACTCTATATTCACATTACCATTAACTACAACATTAAAATCCCCACCATTAGTTAATGTTTCTCCAGTATTTATAAATATATGTCCATCTCCATCTATTGTTGTTTGTGCCCCAGTTCTATGTGTAAATGTTAATTCACCAGTTTTTCTGTTCATTATCAAAAAGTCATTTTTATCTGTTTGAAATAAAACCATTGTATTAGGATAATCTTCTGTTCTATTTGCATAATCAATAGGATTCTCCGATTTATCTGTATAAGAAGCGTTGTAAGCAACAGAATCATATATAGGCTTCATCTCATCACCATTGTCAAAATACCCCCTTAAAATGGTGTTTAATTCGGGTATTATGAAATTACCTTTAGTTGAACCTAAAAATTTAATATCAGGTATAGCAAAAGGTATATTTGAGTTACTTAAGTTGTCATAATATCCATAAATTTTAATCTGTACTCTACCTAGTTTTTCTGGATCTAAATTATTTATTACAACCCCAGTCCATCTACCATCTTCTGTTTTTACATCTTTCTTAGTAATTAAATCTATGTTAATAGAATCTGTTTCACCTCTTACCAAATCTCTATATTGCTTTAAATCTTTCATAATATACCTCCACTAAATGTACCATCAGTAACACATGTAATCTTCATAATATAATTATAGTTAGGTCTATAACTATGTGATATACCAGCGATTATATAATTCCCACTATGTATCTTTTCAAAATTATTTGTTGAAGAAAAATCAATATTTACTTTATCTCCTATATCTATTCTCATTCGTTTTCTATTAAATATTTTATTTAGTTTATTTACATCAACTAACATATTTACAAAATTCTGAAAGAAATTCCTCCTAGTCAATTCATTGTGCATAGGTGCAACATCATAAAAATCATGATGTTCTTTAAAATACATACCTATATTTACATTTCTTGATAAATTATCTATATATGAAGCTTTTTTATTATTTACTGTTGCTATATAATTTTCTTCATTTGAAAAAGAAATGTTCCTATAGTTATCTCTTATTTTAGAGTTTGCTATTTCTGAATCAACTAAATTAGATATATCCCCATCTTTTTTTATTATTTCTTTAATCATATTTGATATATCTAATTCGGCAGTATTAAATTTATCGTCTTGTAATTCTTTATTGTTATATGGTGTATAATAAAAAGCTTTGTTTTTATACCCATTTTTATTTAATATAGGTCCAGAAGCATTTAGGTATTGAATATCCTCAAATAACATTGATTTTTTCTCTTCTTTTATATCATTTGATTTCCCCAAATAATATTTTGCATTTTCAAAAAACATTGATGTTTCTTTTTTAGATAAATATTTAATTGATGTATACACACCCTCACCATTTTTATTTACATAAAACATAGGTGAATCATATTCTTCTATCCATGAATGTTCTATAACTTTATTAATAAACTCAGCTCTAGTTTTATTGCAATTTGCCCACAAACTATTATCATTGGTTTTTATTTCACTTCTATATTTAATAGATGTTTTTTCTAATATATCTTTTAACACTTCACTACTTGTTTTTATATTTGGTGTATTTAATTCTATAAACTCTTCCTCAGGATAAATATTTATCTCATTCAAAAATGAAACTGCATTATACACACCAGATATTTCATACATAACAGAATCTGTTTCATAATCTGGATAACACATTACACTTTGAATTGAAAATTGAGAATCTATATAAGGGTCTGGTTCCTCATTATCATCTACATCACCAGTATCATGTGGTCTAGGTGTAATTTTAACATATAAAACATCACCATTCTTTATATTGTACATATTAAAGAATGTACCCCTATCATGTAATAATAATTTTATAGATGGCAATAAACTAAAAATATCCTCTACAATAGTTATTTCCTCAATAAATTGAACATTAACAATTATACCATCCTTCGGATCATTTATTCGTATAGTAATAATCTCATTTGTTGTGGATAAATTTAGGTGCCCACCTTCTTCAGTTAAATTCTTTTTAATAGACATAATTATTTCTTCAGTGTTATTGAAACACCTTTACTCCCCGTTGTCCAACCACCTATATTAAAATTACCCAAAGCCTTATAAGCTTCCTCAATATTTTTTGGTGCATTAAACCCCATTAACTCTCTATCATTAAATACTAAAAAATAATCTATTTTTTGTAAAATTGTATAAGAATACAAATGTCCAGCTGCAATTGTGTATAATAAATTATTTGTTTTTGTGTATAAATCAGACATTTTTTTAGCTAAAGATTTACTGTTATTTTCTATATTTTGAATTAAATAAAAAAACCTAGGTGCTAATTTTTTATTATCTTTTAATCTTTCACTTAAATCTTCTATACACTCTTTAGATAAGTCTTTATGGTCTGGATTCGTATTAAACAACCTATATACACTAAACATAATATCCTTATTCATTTGTTTAAACCCTACATCTCCCCCTAATCTTCCTCTAATACCCTTTAATTCCATTACTTTATTTTGCTCATTTACAAGATCACCAGACTTTTTAGAAAAATATAAATTCCCAAAAATACTCACCATTAAAAACTCACCTTTACCTATAGCAGGTCTAGGTGTTGTTATTGACATACAATCTTTTATATAATTTGATTTTAAGAAAGAATCCAGTTTTGATTTTCTTAGTAAAGTATCAATTTTTATAGACTCAAAATTAGTTAATAGAAATTTGTTTTTTGATATTTGTTTAAACAATTCGTCTGAATCTACCAATAAATTCTTTTTTAATACATACTCATGTTTAGAAATCAAATCCTTGTGTTTTCCTCTTTTTTTATCAGTCCAAAAGTTTTTCAAATTCTTTTCTAAATTTTCCATTATAAATCCTCTTTAATATATAGTATTTATAACTCGTAAGAACATTTGAAAAATATAAAGCTAAATGAAAAACATATAAATTTAGCCGAAATTAAAATGGATGAATATCATTTTCTAATACAATCAAAAAAATTGAATCTAGAACATTCAAAAATAAAATTAAAAATTACAAACAAAAAAGAATTGATTTATAAAAGAACTTTTCACAAACCTAATTCTAGTTTAGAATATTTTTCTTTATGCTTTAATAATAACTCAAAAAAATACTTCATTGAATATAACAAAACAAATTTCCTAATAAAAAATAAAATAAAGTATTGTGATGATATTAAGGATGTGGATACTAGTTATATTGGGGTATTTTCACATGAATTTGAACCTCACATCACTAAAGTGACGTGATTCCTACTTCACAGACTTCGCAACCTCCATCTCCATAGGCGTAACTTCCTGTAGTTCCTACAGTAGTATTCTATTAATAAAAATATAACTAAATAGCGTCTAAATTTTCTATGAATTTATTTACTAATCCTGTCCACTTTACTTTTACAAATTCATTTATTGATAAATACTCATCATTATCCGTAAAATTAAACATCAACAATTCTTTAATTATAGAATC